CATTTACGGTAAAACAACTTATTCAAATGGTAATGTAAATAATAGCGGTGTGTTTAGTGCTACAGTTGGTAACTCGGATTACTACGCTTACTTACAAGGTATTGAAACATTCGCTAACCCTGAAGCAATTGACATTAACGTTTTTGCAACTCCAGGTATCAATTTCTTTGACCACAGTTCATTAACAACTCAAGCGATTGATATGGTTGAAAATGATAGAGCGGATTCACTTTACATCATTGGTGCACCAAACGATACATCGGCTGACGGTGTTGTAGGTTCATTGGATTCAGTTTCATTGGATACTAACTACTCGGCAACATATTGGCCTTGGATTCAAGTAAGAGATACAGATAATGCAACGCAACTTTTCATTCCACCAACGGGTGAGGTATTGAAAAACATTGCATTAACAGACAACGTATCATATCCTTGGTTTGCAGTTGCAGGTTACCAAAGAGGTTTAGTAAATGCGGTTAAAGCATATAAGAAATTAACTCTTGATGAAAGAGATGAATTATATAAGAACAGAATTAACCCAATCGCTACGTTCTCTGATACGGGTACTATCATTTGGGGTAACAAAACTCTTCAAGTTAGAGAATCTGCTTTGGATAGAATCAACGTAAGAAGATTATTATTAAGAGCAAGAAAATTAATCTCGGCAGTTGCGGTAAGATTGTTATTCGAACAAAATGATGAACAAGTAAGACAAGAATTCTTGAGATTAGTTAATCCTATCTTAGAATCTATTAAGAAAGAAAGAGGTTTAAATGAGTTTAAAGTTTCAGTTTCTAATGACCCTGAGGATATAGATGCTAATACTTTAAGAGGAAAGATTTACATCAAACCAACTCGTTCTCTTGAATTTATTGATTTAGAATTTGTAATTACTCCAACAGGAGCTTCGTTCGAAAATATCTAATATCAATTGGACAAAAAAAATGGGATACTCCGATAAAGAGTATCCCTTTTTTGTTACCCAGTATAATCTAGTACTAGTAATACTAGTATTTATTAATATTATTAAAACTAGTTATTATTACTAGTATTATACTAGTTATTATTTATTCTGGAACTAGTAATACTGGGTGTTTGTAAAAAACTAACGAAAAAAAATGACATAGTCAAATAATTAATAGAAAATAAATGACTTTTTTAAAAATTACATATTTATAAGAAGTAAAATAAAGAAAAATTTAACAAATACAAAATGGCAGATTTACTAATGAAAATGCCGGTTCCATTTGAACCGAAAAGACAGAACAGATTTATTTTGAGATTCCCTTCATCAATGAACATCAATGAATGGTATGTCACATCAACTAAAAGACCTTCAGCAAAAATAACTTCAACTGAAATACCTTTCTTAAACACATCAACTTATGTTGCCGGTAGATTTACTTGGGATTCAATGACGGTTACTTTTAAAGACCCAATTGGACCCTCAGCTTCACAAGCTTTGATGGAATGGTTCCGTTTACACGCAGAATCAGTTACTGGTCGTATGGGATACGCAGCAGGTTATAAAAAAGACATTGAGTTAGAAATGTTAGACCCAACAGGTGTTGTGGTTGAAAAATGGATTATCCAAGGAGCATTCTTAACATCGGTAGATTTTGGAGCTTTAGATTATAGCACCGACGCTATCGCCTCAATCACTTGTGAATTGAGAATGGATAGATGTATCCAAGTTTACTAATATTTTATTAACTTTATTAAAACCGGAACTCAAATTAGTAAATCTGTCTAATGGGTTCCGGTTTTATTATGTCCAAAAACTTTACTTTCAACTAATTATAATGTAAATTAGTGTTTATGGAAGAATTTAGAATTGACCCAACTATCGCTTATGATGTAGTCGAATTACCAAGTAAAGGTATATACTACGCTAATAACAAAAAAAGTGTAAGAGTTGCTTACCTCACCGCATCTGATGAAAACATTTTATCGTCATCAGCATTAATCAATTCAGGTGGGGTTGTTGAAGAATTACTAAAAAGAAAAATTGTTGATAAGGATTTACCTGTCGATGAAATAATCGAGGAAGATAGACAAGCAATCTTAATATTTTTAAGAAATACGGCATTTGGTAGTGAATATAAAATCACATTAAATGACCCAAAAACCGATGAGGAATATGCGGTAACAGTCGATTTATCTACAATTAAAATAAAAGAGTTTAATTTAGTTGCTGACACCAATAATGAATACCCATTTGCTATGGAAAAAAGTAAGGCTAATGTCACTTTTAAATTCTTAACCAAAAAACAAGAAAAAGAAATTGAAGAAATAAGAAAAAGTTGGAATGGTTTAGGTGTCGCACCAATTGTTACCAAACAACTTGAGTTTATGATTAAATCCGTTAATGGTAATAAGGATTTAATGTTAATTCGTAATTTCATCGAAACCTTACCAATCAAAGATTCGCAAGATTTTAGAAAATATGTGAACGAAAATAAACCTGGATTAGATTTAACACAAGAAGTAACAACCCCGTCAGGAGACAAAACCCAAATAGATTTAGGGTTCGGGGTTGAGTTTTTTCGTCCTTTCTTCGGATTATAGAAAAAATCAATTAGACGAGATTTTATTTTTAGTAAAAAAAGGTTTCACATATAGTGACGTTATGAGTATGCCTGTTTATGTTAGAAGATACTACATCAATTATATTATCGAATTAGAAACGGAAAATAGTTAAACGTTCTATTTATATGTATGCCAAATGATAAAAAACTACACGAATTAGCCAAAAACAATCCAAATGAGTTTGAAGGATACTACAAAAAATATGTAGATAAGAACGCAACTGGTGAAACCATTGCTAGAAAACAAGCATATTATAAAAATTTAGACTTATCATCAACAAGAGCAGCGGCGGGTGCCGCCGAGTCTTCAGGTGGTGGCGGTGGTGGTGCAAGTTTGGGTGATGGTATTAGTAGTTTTGCTAAAAAAACATTCTCAATTGTCGATGTGACCACAAAATTTATTGGCGAAAAAATGAATGACATTTATAGAAGTCAATTAGGACAGGAAGACCCAAATTCTACCGCCGAACAAATCGCTAAAATATTACAAGATAATGGTGCAAATGTTATTGGAGCCATAACAAGTGGTGCTGAGGTTGTTTACAAAGCAGCGATTGACCAATTAACTGAAGAATCAAAATTACTTTCTGAAGTTAATGCAAAAACAGGTTTAAGTGGAGAGTTATCGGAAGCGTTAAGACAAGATATGGCTGATGCGTCAGTTGAGGCAAAACGTTATGGTTTTGAATTATCGGATATTGGTGACCTTTTTACAGGATTGGTTGATAGTTCAGGTAAATTTGGATTTATTAATTCAAAAACCATGGAAAATGCGGCACCACTTGCTAGGGTATTAGGAAAAGATATGAGTGAAATGGCCACAATTATGAGTGACTATGAAACTATAGGTGTTGGTGTTAATGACACAATCAAAAATTTAGATGTTGCAGCTTCAAAAAGCATATCATTAGGTATGAGCGCTAGAAAAGTTACCGAAACTATGAATGCCAGCATGGGTAAACTTAATGAGTACGGGTTTAAAAATGGTGTAAAAGGTCTTGAGGATATGTCAAGAAAGGCACTTGAGTTTAGAATGAGTATGGATTCTGTGTTTAGCATTGCAGAAAAAGTTTTTGACCCCTCAAGCGCAATTGATTTTACGGCTAATATGCAAGTTTTAGGCGGAGCTTTAGGTGCGTTTAATGACCCATTGAAATTAATGTACATGGCAACAAATAATGTTGAAGGGTTACAAGATGCATTAATTGGTGCAGCAGGTGGTTTAGCAACATATAATCAAGAACAAGGTAGGTTTGAAGTAACTAGTGTTAATTTAAGAAAGTCTAAAGAGATGGCCCAACAAATGGGAATTTCAATGGGTGAGTTAAATAAAATAGCAATTGCAGCGGCTGAACGTTCGTCTGCGGCGGCATCTTTAATGGCATCAGGTCTTAATATGCCTGAGAAAGATAGGGAGTTCTTAACAAACATCTCAAGAATGGAGAACGGTGAAATGAAAATCGTTGTTCCTAAATCACTACAAGACCAATTAGGTTTAGAACCAATTAAGTTGGAAGAGCTAACGCAAACGCAAAAAGATGTGTTGATTAAAAATCAAGAAGCCTTTGCAAAGATGGATATTAAAGACATTGCTATGAGTCAATTAACCGAAACACAACAAATATCTCGCAACATTGATGTGGTGGCAACCTATGCTAAAGTTAGAGGTGCGGCTTATTTAAAGGGTGCGGGTAGTGAACTTTTAAGTCGTTACGCTAAAGAGCTAAATCAAAAATTAAACGAAAAGGTTGATGTTAAAAATCCAGATTCGGTAGGGGCAAATAGAGAAGGAAGAGCCGCTGCGGGTAAATTAAAAGAAATTGGTAACTCACCTGAAAAACAACAACAATTAATCGACGGTATAAATAACACATTAGAAAAAGGTAAAGAAATCGGTAAAGAAGTCCAAACCGATGTAAATCAAAAGATTTTAGAAACATTAAACAAAATTGATACCTCAATGGGAAGTAAATACGATAAGACAAGAACGATTAATTTACAATATAACGTAAACGATACCGACCCAAGAAGTTTTACTCAAGCTAAGATGGCATAAACCACTAACAAAATTAATTAACATCTATTTATATTATAAACAGAAATAATGCCAAGTTACTTAGATTTTGATTCAACCAAAAAGTTTAGAGATTTCATCATAGACAAAACGTTAAAACAACCTAATGGTCCACAAACGTTTACTAAAGACACCTATGATTTCCAAAAACTAAGTTCATTTTCTAATAGTAATCCGGGCGACGTTATTAAAAATGATGTCATGGATAGTGTAGAAACACTAACTAGACTTCAAAGTGGAAACGTTTATAAAGAATTAAAACTATACCCTTTATTCCCAACCAATGTACCCGACTATAATTTAGTTGGTATTATGGGTAACACTGCCGGATATCAGTTTGAATCCGAGTTATTTAAATTTGCAGCATCAAATATTCAAAAAAATCCACAAGGGCCCGTATTATCAAGAATCTCGAGTAACATTAACAAAGCTACACTTGGTAGAGTTAGATTACTTGACGCACTTAACGGTAACACATCAACGGCAATTAATTTACTTACGGGTAGAGAACCATTAATAGAATTTAACAATTCAATTACGGTGGCTAAAACGTTGCCGGGTAAAGCTATTGATTTTTTACAAACAGCGGCAGGTGTTACCGCCCCATTCTCAGAAATACCGGGTGATTATTTAAATAATCCATTAAGACCAACAAATATAAGACCCGAAGCAAAAACTCAGTTGGGTAAGATACTTCAAGATGCGACAGGTGCTTTAGGTTCAATGATTGGTATTCAAAGAAGACCAACACAGGAAAGAAAACCTTCTGACCTTATGGTCGAATATATGGGTCAAGGTCCAAAACAAAGTTTATTTAACTCATTAGAATTTAACACATACGCACCAAATTATACAAGAACTGCACGTTCACAAAATACGTCTAAGTTATTTAATTTTGTAGATAGGGTTGCTCAAG